TTTTCAACCTCGAAATAGCGGTCTTTCGTATAAATGCTGTAAACCACTACACCGTCCGACCGCTGAATGTACTTCACACCCATTACGGGCGGTTCCCCGATGGAATTGGCATACACCACGAAAGCAAACCGAGGGTCGAGGGTGTAAATCTCGAAGGGAGCTTCATCGCTTTCCTTCTCAAACACGCTGTCGGGAAGCACCATGCGGTATGCCGTGCCGCAGATGTGGAACCAATCTGCCAGTTCCTTATCCTTTGCGGCCTTATCCTCGGAAAGACAGTAGCCGTTCAGAGTGGTGATCTTGTCGGCAACCATCTTATCATCGCTTCGGCTGACATACTGAATGGGTTCCCCCATCAGATAGCCGACCTTGAAGGACACGATCTCATTGGCACGGTTCTCGACCACATTGTTTTGAATCTCAGGGCGGACTTCCTTTTTACGGTTCAAAATCGGCTGTCTGCCTTTGTAGTAGGCATAGAGATATTCCATATCCGCTTTGTTCGACCAATGTGTGATAAGTGCCTTTCTCAGCACGTCCAGAACATTGTCCCGTGTGATCTCCGTCACATCGGTAAAGATTTTCTTACGACCGAAACAGCCCAAGACAGAATACCTCCCCTCTACCTATTTTCTCTCTTATCATTGTATCAAACTCTCCAATGGTTGTCAATACTAACCTTTTATCATACCATTCGCCACAATGAAAGTAAAGAACTCAAATAGGCCGTTTGAAAACCTCCACCTTACCCCCGGATAGCATACGGATTTCGTTCTCCAATAGGGAGAGGGAGTCAGGAGCATCATCGTGCGGAACCTTGCCGGAGCGGGTGTAGGTGGTCACTTCCTTCATGAAGTTCCAATACTGACTGCCCCGCTTGTAGGTGGAAGGGTGCTTGAAGTAGAAGTTCTTCTTGATGTTGTCGGAAGCGAACTCGATACGGGTCTGCTTATTGGAGATCGTGCGCTTCGTGCGGATACCAACAGAGTACCCACGCTCACGAATGATCTGGTCAACATCTCTGGCATAATATTGACCGGCATTGTTGGACTCAAAGACGGCGGAAGCAACCTTGTTCTCGATCAGGCACTTGGCACATTCCGGCTTCGTCACCTCAGCGGGAGAGTCATCAAAGACCACATCAACGATATACACATCGTTGCCGTAAATCTTCGCCACCGGCATAGAGGTCGAGTCAGAGCCGCTTTCCGCCGTATCGCCAACGGCGATGATAGTGTCCGGGTCACGGTCTTTCGGCAGCTCAAAGAAGTAGTTCAGCTCGTCCTTGTTGAACAGCAGACCCTTCGCTTCAAAGGGCTGTTGCTGGAACTCAGACTCAAATTGCTCCGCACTTAGAAGCTCCCGCTGCTCCCGGAAGTAGGCGGTGGTAAAGACCTTCTTGCCCTCCCGCTCATACTCATAATTGCTCTCGTCCGTCACGAGATCGAGGGCGGGTATCTCAATCGCTCTCCAAGCCCAACCCTCCCGCTGTGCGTGTTCCTGCACACGACCGATGGGGTCATACAGGGAATAGCGAGTGCCGGTGAAAACCATCGGCGTACCTTCAATGGCACGACCCATAATATCGCCGGAGATCACTTCCCACTTGTCATCAAGCCGCTGGCGGTTCTTCGCTTCCTCACGACCTTCCACGCAGTCATCAAGGTAGAGGACATTGGTGGCTTCGGACAAGCCCACCTGTCGAGCGTCAATGGAACGACACATGATGGTGGGGAAACGGGACTTGCTTTTCAGATTTATCGTTTTTGAGTCAGCGTTGGTCTGTATCAGCCGTGCGTCCGGGAACACATCGTAGAACAGATACTCGTTAGGGACTGTCAGGTATTCCAGACACCCATTGTAGAAGCTCTTTACAAGGTCATCACCCGTCCCTTCCATCAGGGTCGAGCGGTCAGGGAACTTCCCGGAGAGCATATTCACAAAATTGATACCCGTTTGAGACTTTCCCGCTCGTTTCGGCATGGAGATCGTCAAAAGGCGCAGCTTCCCGTCCAGAACATCTTGAAACCCCTGCACCATCGGTCTGAGATAGTGCTTGCGGGGGGCATAGAACCGCTTTTCCGGCTTGCGGTCGAGTTCAATGTAGGTCATGAAGGAGTCAAAATCATGGGGCGCTTCAAAGAGAAGACACCGCCGCCACTGTTCATAGAACTTCGCTCCGCCGCCACGGACTACCTGATCGGCGGAGAGTGCCAGCAGTTCCTTGTTTACCTCATGTGCCGCCGAGAAATCCTCGGTTTCCCACTCCCGGCATAGAGAAAAGAGGTCGCTGTACGCTCCGTCATCTCCCGGTCGGCGGTCAATCACGGCTCGGATAGAGCCGGAGAGTTTTTCATAATTCATGTGCATTTCCTTTCCAAATAAAAAGAGGGACTACCTCTTTTGAGATAGCCCCTCGGCTGTCCTTCCGTCTTCACGGAAGTCTTATTTCTGGTCGAGCCGGTTATAAACAACCGTGCGTCCTTCCGACCCCTTCTTGTTTTGCACCCAGACGATCAAATGCACCTGTCCGTCATCGTCCATGTCGATCAGGAATTGACCGTAGGCGTAGTTCTCTGTCTTGTACTGCCTGCCCTCACGCCATTCACCGCAGTAAACAGGCTTGTATTCAATATCCTTGCCGACATACTTTGTAAAGATCGTCTGAATCTGCTCCCATTCGGCGTCCGAAAGCTCGGTAGAGAGTTCTGTTGCTGAGGTATCAGGGTTTTCGGAAAGGGTGCTGTCCGTTTCCGGCTCATAGACCGCCGACATGATGCTGAGAAACACGATTACGGCAACGCCCCAAATCCAGCGCCTTTTCTTCTTCGGCTTCATATTCACCCAACCTTTCTTGCCCGGTCATACCATGTAGACCGACTAATGCCGAGTTCCCGGCAGCAGTCCGCTACGGTGATAAGGCCGTCTTTTTGTTTTTGAGCGAGTTTTTCAAACTGCTCGTCATCAATCTCGGAAGCGGGTCTGCCGAACCCTCTGCCGGTCTTCACCGACACCCGCTTGCCATCGACAACCGGCATAGCGGCGATACCCTCAGCCTGCCGCTGTTTGGTCTTCTTACGCTCCTGCTCGGCAACAGCACCGAGGACTTCAATCAGAATGTTGTTGACCATTTCCAGCACCCATGTCTGGTCTTTGAAGTCAATCAGCGTGGTCGGAATGTCGAGGATACGGACGATTACGCCCTTCTGCTTGAACCATTCCAGTTCTCGCTTCATTTCGTCTTTATTGCGCCCAAAGCGGTCGAACTCCTTAACGATGACTTCATCACCTTCCCGCACAATGGCTTTCAGGGCATTGTACTGAGGACGGTCAAAGCTGCTTCCCGTGATCTTGTCGCAGTACACATTCTCATCAGGAATATCGAACTTCTCACGAGCGACCTTGAGCTGCCGAGCAAGGTTCTGTTCCTTGCTGGACACACGACCAAGGAAGTATTTCATGATTCACTCCACCTCGTATCCACCGTCCGGCAGACGGGTATTGGCAGGAACAATGATGACCTTGTAATCCATCGCTCTGAGCATAGTGGTCAGCAGGGACACGGGAATGTCCTTGACGTTTTTGTTATTCAAGCGTTCCCAAATGGTAGCGTTAGATACATTGAGTCTTTTTGCGAGTTCAGCGTTGGAAAGAGACTTAGAAGCCATGATCTCTTTCAGGATTTCTCGACCTCTCATGTTTATCACCTCGGCTTTATTATACATATCAAGTGTTTTATTGTCAAGCGTTTTCTTGAAAATGTTCTTTTTATTTTTTGCAGATTTTTGAGCCGGGGGCTTTTGGTGTAGTCAAGGCTTCCTCAAAACTCATGCCTTTCTTCTTCATACGGTATTCCACAGCGGGAACCGTAATACCGTATTCCTCGCACCACTCGGACAGGGGCTTTTGCACACCGTCAATCACATATACTCGCTTTCCCATGTTCCCCTTAAAATCAAGAGCTTCCTGAAAACTTAGCCCTTTTGCCATTCTTTTTCGCATGGTGTCGGTACGCACACCAAACGAATTGCAAGCGGCAACAAAATCATCTGCTTTTCTCTTTTCGACAGCGGACTTCACAGCGTCCTCGAAAGGAACGCCCCTGTGCAGATCGGCAGAAACCCGTTCATAGGAAACATCATGTTCCAGACACCAATCAGGAAGAGTCATACCATCGTGGAGCGAGATATTCCGCTTATTCTGGTTTTGTTCATAACGGGTAATCCAGTGGCAGTTTTCGGGGGAATAGCCTTTATCATTATCTCTACGGTCGATGGTCAGCCCCTTGCGGTAGCCGTTTTCCATCGCCCAATCCACAAACGCCCAAAAGTCATACCGCCACTCGTCACATATGGTAATACCTCGACCACCGTAATTGTGATAATCCTTGTCAGTCTTACTATAACACCGTGACTTCATACACTTCCACCGAGAATAGAGAGGGTGTTCCTTCATAAGTGCCTTTTTATTTTTTTGCGGTTTTTCGGAATACAGCTTTTTGGTGTGCTGACATTTGCAAATGCCGTGGTTCTTACCCTTAGCGTAATCTTTGCCATTGTAGGTCTGTTTGACCAATCCGCAATGAATACAGCGGAGCGTCCAGAGCTGCCGCTTTTGTTCCGGGTCGTATTCCACATCGGTCACTTCAAAGCAGCCGTAGACTGTGCCAATACGCTGATTGTAGAAAGACTGCTGAATTTGCTCCGTGTAATTCACATTATCACCTCACGGATAGTATAGCATATTCCTTTTTATTTTTCAAGAGTTTTTGCAGATGTAGGGGGAAGATATATGAATTGAAATCGTCACTCGACCCTCACCCCCGCTTGCCCGCTGCGCCCATATCCCCCGCCCCCGTCACCCATTCACGCCGCCCAAATCAGGCCGAAAAGCGCAAAAATAACCGCCCCGGAATAACACCGGGGCAGCGTTCATTTATTCAATTTCAATATTTCAATCAAGATTTGTACCGGCAGCAGGAGAATTAACAATACAATATACACGCTTCCACCGCCTTTATATTTCCATTCTTGCAAATTCCTTCATCTCTGCGGCGAGGTCTTCCGGGCTATTTGCCCATCTGCTGACCCATTCCGGGAAATGGTGAGAAAGATAGCTTTCAAGGTTGTCGAGGTTGTCCGGCTTGGTGGCTATGAGCTTTATAGCCCCTACAAAATCCGCCGCCGCTTTCGTTACTCTCTCAGGCGTATAAAGCACTTTGCAGGACTTTTCACCGGAATAAATAAATTCCCGATCTTTCCCGGCGTGTTCGCAGCGACTCACACAATTTTTGCAATTATCACGTTTAACCATGATGCAATCCCCCTTAAAATAAAATAAACAGATTAGAGCAACGCCCAATAATGGCGTATAATTGCCCGGTTTCGGTATCTTCGACCAATCCGCCATTGATACCGTAAACGCCCGTAGAATAGCCCACTTTTTCAAGCCTGCGCAGCGTGTAAATATACTCGCTCGGCTTATTGGTGTAATCTTCCGCCACTCCGAGCCGCACAAGCTCCCGCAGCTCTTTTAATTTGTACTTTCTCATGCTTTCCGCTCTCCCTTCTGTAATTCTCTGTAAATCAGGCTTGTTAAAAGCTGTTCGGCCTGCTGCTCGCTGTACCGGGTTTTTTCCTGCTCTGTTTCTTCGAGGATTGCGCCGAGGTCATCAACCGCCGAACGATTGTAAAAATACAAGGTATCGAGGACAGACGGCAGACCGGCGCACCAGTCAGCAAAAGCGGCGGCTTCGCTGCCGTGATAATAGCGGACATCTTGCGGACACCCATATTTTTCACTTCTGAATGTGTCGAGGATAAAAGCGGCGATTTCGGGGAACTTCTGCGGCGGGTTGTCCGTGTACCCTTCCGGCGTGAAATTACCCATGATATACACCCGGATGTTTTCGGCGGCTTTCTTGTTATTGGTTCTCAGCATTGTTAAAACTCCCTTCATCAATTGTTATCAAGTGTTTTATTGATGATTAGAGTATATCAAGTGTTTTATTGATTGTCAAGTGTTTTATTGATATTTTATCAAGTTTTTTATTGACGCTTGCAACCATCTGAAAAACTACACTTTTTTGCACTATACATTATAAAGGGCGAAAAACGCCGCCCCGATCAGGCCGGAACCCCGGCAGCGCCCACGCCGCCCCGGTGGAACTCGCCGCCGATCAGCCGGGAAAGAAAAAGCCGCCGACCTCGTGGGGAGATCGGCAGCTCTGTCAAAGTCGCAAAGTCGTTCGGGCGAAAGTCGTAAAGTCGCTCGGCATAGTCGTAAGCCATAGTCGCAAAAGTCGTGAAAGTCGTTCAGTCCTCCGAGTCATAGTCGCTGGACGCACCCACCACATCTTCGAGATACTTCTTCTCCAAGTCCTCGGCGGGAACCTGATCTCCGAGCTGCTGATTGGGTGTCAACACGACCTCCTGCTTGTCCGCATAGCCAAAATGGTTCTTCATCAGGAAGATTGCCGTGACAGGGTTGACCTTTCCGTTCTGTGCGTAATCTTCCATCTGTGCGTTCAAAAATTGATACGCTTTTTTTATAAGGTCACGGCTTGCGGGGGGTAAATAGTCGCTGTCGATACCATTAGCCCATGCCCATAATGTTTTCCTGTGTACTCCGAAAGCCAATGCCATTCCTGCAACGCTTGGCTTCATATCGTCCTCAGCACAGATTTCAAGATACTGACCAATGCGTTCCTTAACCTGTGCAGGCTCCTTCATGTCGGGTGTCTCCCAATCCCACATTCTCAGCGAGTGGGTAATATATTTCCGATTTTCACCCGGCTCCATATGAACGCTCAGAGCGTCAGTTCTGTCAGGCCGCTTATTGCCGCCAGTACCCTTCGGTCTGCCCCGACCACGCTTTTCTACAATTTCATCTGCCATAGTCGTATTCTCCTTTCAAAGTCGCCAAGGTGATAAAGGTGAGTAATCGGGTGCATTTCCCTATAACTATTTCTATATACGCGCGTATAAGAGAGAGTTATAGGCATTTATGCCCGATTACTCACCTAACTCACCTAAAATACGAAAAACAATTTTTCAAAACACGCCAATTTGAAAAAAGTCTTTGCAAAAACACTCACCTTTATCACCTTTATCACCTAACTACCAGTTGGCGTTGATAACCACCTTGTTCTCGTGCATAAGTGCCGTTGCTACAACGCTCTCCACTCCATCCCAGTTGTAGACCTCTTTCTTTACGGCATAATCGACAAGTTGCTTTGCCTGCTCGTTGTCAAGAACCATGTCCTTGCCGTACCAATCATTCTTCTCGGTACGCTTCTCGTAGGGAACATAGTAACCGAGCCTTTCCAGAAAGTCGTACCAGAGCCGACCACCGCTGTCGGTGCTGGCGATGTCCACCGTATTGATGACCTCACCACAATGAGGGCAGCGAACATCTTTGCGTTCCATGACCGTAATATCAAGACCCACTTTCCAACACCTCCTGAGCTATCTTCACCAGCTCGACCAAATCATAGAACCGCCGAGGGTCTAACCCGGTCTGCCGCTTCACCTTGTCCAAGTGATAGAGAACGGTATTTCTGTGTGCGAAAATAGCACGAGCAACATCGGTGACATTCATGTTGTGATTTGCCATCGCTATGACAATGTGAGCGTCTTCCTTATTCATGGTCGATCTCCTTTCGCAGCTCGTCATAGAGTTCTGAAAAGCGGCGGTTCCAGTGGCGCAGTCGCCAGAGGAATAGACAGCCTACAACAATCCATTCAACGGCGGCGATAGTTGTCAGAATGTCACTCATGTCCTATGCTCCTTTCTCGCAAAGCGGTTGAGCAACACACTTACGGTGAGCTGACCAATCCTGTTCACATAGGGGCAGTTGAAGCGATCAGGGTGGAGAACGCTGTTGCCAAGGTCAATGACCAGATCACGGGTGTCGTAGGAAATGTCCTTCGTGATAGTCGGCGTGGCGTAGATCACCACATCACGGTTCATTGTGGCCTGCAAAAGACTCTTGGTTTTGGAGTGCGCTATCGTCACAGTTGCGTTACCGAGGGTGAGGTACTTTGCCAAGTTCTGAACGGCATGACCCCGGCCTACAATGGTAATGTCCTTAGCGTAAACCAAGTCCAGCGCAAGCAGGAGCGCCAAAGTTGCCTGAGACACCGATGACATTCCTTGTGAGTAGGAGTGGTCAATGTCAACCTCGGCGGTGAGCTTAATGTCAGACGGGACGGTTTCTCTGTCCACTACCACGGCCTTGTACGGAGGGCAGGGGTATTGAGTGAGGTCACAGTCAATACCTAACAGGTCAGCCTTGCGCTTGACCGCTTTCAGAAATACGCTCTCATAGGAACCCAGCAACAGCAGTTTGCCGGTAGGGTGAAAGCGGGTGGTTTCCTCGTCCAAGGTGGCAGAAAGCGTTTTGATTTGCTCCATTACATCATTCATAATGCTTCTCCTTTCTTTCAAAGTCATGGAGGGAGATCATCTTTTCACGGGTGAGTTTGTCAACCACTCGACCGATCTCAGAGTAGCCGCAGACCGCCGCCAGCCGTTCAAGGTTGCCCTTGGTCAGTGCCGTGACTACGATGGAAATACGGCGGAGGTTCTTTTTCTTAGTCTTCATCACTTTCCTCCGTGAACACGGTTCCCTCGAACCCTTCCGCTCTGCCAAGAAGTCTCCATAGTCCCTCGTCCTGTTCACCGCAACAGGGACATGATTTTGCAGCGATTTTTCCGAGCTTCTGAGGAAAGTCCTCGTCTTCCTCGACATACAGAAGGTGTTCACATTTACGGCACATGAAGACGGTGAACATTTCGTTACCGCATACACACTTTTTACTCATGTTTATCCTCCATTCGGTCGCAATCGTCAGAGATTGCACAGTCTTCACAGCCCTTATAATAGAAGCAGTCCCGGCAACAGGAAATGACAGGCATACACCGCTCAGCGTATTCTTCACAGTTGGCAACAGGGCAAGTGCCATCAACGCAGGCAACACCTACATAGTCGGGGCAGTATTCAGGCTTCATCATCGCTGTCCCCTTCCGTCAAAGCTCTTGCGAGATCGTCAATCATCTGGTGCATGACTCTATCGCCAACATCATCTTCGTTCTGACACCAGAAGGAGAATTTCAGGTGTAGCAGCTCATGCACCAGCGTCTTTTCAAAATTGAACGGCACAATGCGGTCGCCGTAGCAGGCAGGGTTGATGATCTCAATACGAGCGGTCTTGATCGCTTCTGACCACTCGGTACAGCCTGCGGTATTACGCACCATCATTTCTTCGGGGTGAAGGTGGGTCAACAGCTTTATCCGCCACTCCTGCAAGCAGAGTTTCCGTTTCCACTTTTCCAGCAGGGCGAGTTCATCATTGGTGGCAATCATACTGTCACCTCCTGTTCACGAGGAAGTTTCACGGTGTTACCATCTTTCAGATCATCAGTGCTGAGTTGATAGGACACCAACTGCATACCGTGAGCCGTGACTTCTACACCATTGAAGAACCCTGCAATAATGCCATCGGGAATATCAAGAGTAATTTTCATCATGGACGCTCCTTCACAATACGGATTTTTCTCAGGCGCTTGCCGCACCGCTTACAAACTTCATAATTGCTCTGCCAGCGGTGAGAACCATTACGGCACTTGACCTGAATGTGAACATACGGGTCTGCGGTGTGGATACCGAAATGGCAGAGGATAGAGTTACATGAACGGTTCATTAGGACGCTCCTTTCAGTCTGAGGTTCTTGTAGACAGGGTAGCCCTGATACACGACCTTGCCGCCGTGCCACTCAGGGTGAGTCTCCATATCGGCGTTGAACCGCTTGGCGGAACAGGCGAAGTACCCGTTGGACTTGCACCAAATCTTGTAAGCATCAAACAGGGACTTCGAGCGGGTGTTGACCCCCTCAGCCTGCTCACAGCGTTCTTCGAGGAATTGCAGGCACAGGTCGTTGTCACGCTCGTACTGGTTGACCACCTTCCGCATGGTGGGAGACATTTTCAGGCCGAACCGCTTGTACTTGAAGTAACCGGCGACCAGCCAAGCGAAAATACCCTGCATAGCTTCCTGTGTCTGGAACTCGTTTTTCAGGTTCTTGTCCTGCTCCGCTTCGGTGAAGTGGCGGTTGAACTCAATGACCCGCACACGGTCGGAAGCGAACAGGGACTTATCGCTGACGGTAGGGAGATCGTTGCAGGAGAGCCAAAGGGTGAACTGCGGCAGGAAGGTCGTGGCAGTCTCATATAGGTTTCGAGCCTTGATTTCCTCGCCGCCTGTGAGCTGCTTGATCGTTTCCTCGTCCAGCTTGCCATACTGGTTGCTCTCTGCCATCGTGACGAACCGTTTTCCTTTCAGGGAAGCCAGCATGGGGTTCGCTGCTTCGGCGTTCTTCGACCGCTCTGCCTTACAGATGATCGACACGGGAGACACGGAGGCATAGTCCCCTAACAGGTGGTGGATTGCCGAGAGCATGGTGGACTTGCCGTTGCGGGTGGTCTTACCGTGGAGAATGAACATACATTCCTCGTTCGCCATACCCAGCATGGAGTATCCCAGCGCCTTTTGCAGATAGTCAGCCTTGTCTTCGTCATTACAGGTGACTTCGGCAATAAACTTCTCCCAGCGGCGGCACCGTGCGTCCTGCAAGGTGTAGTTGAAGTTGGTCTGCATGGTCAAGAAATCACGCCAGTCATGCTCTCGGAACTCCATCTTTTCGAGGTCGAAAGTTCCGTTCTTGCAGTTGATAAGGTACGGGTTTGCGTCAAACTCCGCCGAAGCGATAGGAAGCACACTGGCAGCGTCCTTCATCAGCCGGTCACGGAAGCGCCGGTCGCCCATCTTCACGATGAACTTCATGTACTCGGTGCGGCGTTCTTCATTGGCAATCTCGCCGCAGTAGAGAGCCATCAGGCGGCAGAACTCTTTGATTTTCTCCGCTACCAGCAGAGAACCCGTGTCCTTACGCCATGCCCCCTCGGAGTAGGTGAACCAGCTTTTCGCTTCGGGGCAGTAGCGGGTATCATTCTTGTAGCACTCGGAGAACAGCTCTGCCATGCCAGACTCGTCCCACGAATATCCCGTGCCGCTGATCGGGTGGCTATGCTCCGGCTGTGCTTCCTTAATCTGAAACATCACACGGGATTGAGCTTCGTCCATGATGTAACGACCATTGGAGAGCTGGAAAAGAGCCTGTTCTTCGGGGGCAGTCATGATTTCATCAACCATTTTTAACACCTCTTTTCATCTTTGGCGGCTTCGGTAAAGGTGTCCAAGCTAAGACCTTTGCTTTCTGCCCTTGTGCCACCTCACCACCCCAATTTCCGTTGAACTGGTATCCGATACCGAAGGTCTGATACATTCGGTTATACTCTCCGTAACGGAAATACTCGTACCAGCAAAGTACATTTTCGCCATTCGGAGGTAATGCTTCATTTGCCAAAGTCCAAGTTATAGGAATGGTTTTCACGATAGGTATTTTTTTTATAGCATGAAATGCCGTAGGAATATCTCGTACAGCATTTAAGGCGTTAGTTAGATTGATATATTGACCCATATATTCTCACTTCCTTTTCTTCATCGCTCTCGCCAGCATCACAGCGGCGCAGTCCTGAGAGTCTTCGTCCCACCATGCACAGCGCTGTTTCTGGCAGGGACAGAGGGGAATATCTTCGGGGCAACTCATTGATAACGGACAGATTTTCTTCTCACTCTCCACTGTCTACACCCCCCCATAGAAGAAAGCGTTCTTCAAAGCGGTGTCCACATGACGCATAATCTCAGGGGGCAGAGTACAGATGTACTCCCAGTCATCGGACACATCTACGACACGCACCTGTTCACACTCAACCATGCTCGGCTGTAAAGAACCCCAAGTGACAGCCACATGGGTCGGCAATTCCAGCCGCTTGATTTTAGTGGTCAGGGGAACGACAATGCTGGTGGAAGAAAACTGATTGCCGACATTGTTTTGCACAACCACCCACGGACGCTTACCGGCCTGAATATGACTGTTGGCAAGCATGGGAACATCAATGACAACAACATCGCCACGCTGATAAGGTTTCATAATTACCTCCTGTATCTGGTCACGCTGTTAACAATCAACTCGACCTCGGACTGAGGGAGCGGCGGCTTGCAAGCCTGTTGATTGGCGTACAACAGCTCTTTGTAAATCTCTGCTTTGGTGTATCCTTGGTTATGGAGCTGACCCGCCAGAGAAGTCAGGCTGAGGTTTCGACTTCCCGGTGTGATAGGCGGGTATTCAGGCTTCAAATGCAGCTTGCCGTTTTCAGGGCGGCGGTAGATGGGGGAATAGATGCGCTGAGGGGCGACCGTACCTGAGCTACTTTCCTTCGGTGTGTCGGGAAAATACTTCTCGATCACATAGTCAATCGCTGACTGGTTTTCAACGATCTCGGAGAAGATCAAAACCTCGCCGGTCATGATGAAGTACCGATTGCTCTTGTAAATCTCCACGGCGGCACGGTTGTTCTTACCCTTGAAGGGCAGCTCTCCACGAACGAGAATGTGAACCCCTCTCCCGCTCCGGGACTTTTCCGTGTAGGAGTGACAACGACCAATAATATCAGCCGCCAGCTGGTTTAGAAGCCCATCAGTAAAGCCATCGTCAATGTCGATACCTACAACCCCTGTATCGTGAAACACATAGCCAAGACCGTCATAGTAGCCGTGCTGGACATTGTGTTCAGCGTCAATGTAATTTGACCATGTATCAGGATTAGAGGAAGAAGCCGCCTTTCTCACGGTGGCCTGCATGGGAACCTTTGACCATTCCCATACATTGACCCATGCCTTTTCCTCTCGGAGTTCAGCGGGTATATTCTCATACATAGCTACCACCTCTCGGTCGTTTGTTGTTGGCTTGTTCTTTCCAAGTAGCCCAACGACAATTATCGGGAGAATAATTCCCATCGGGATTGATACGGTCGATTGTCAAAGTGTCAGTATATCCATGACTTAACGCCCATTCTTGAAAAGGCTCAAAGTGTGACCACTCACTACACACGGTTATTCCTCTGCCGCCGTATAAGTTGTAACACTTGTCATTTGGATTGTTACAACGCTTCCGCATAGCTTTCCAAATACCGTATAGACGGGTATGGGTTTGACCGTGCATTTTATGCTGTGTGCTGGACACTTCTCGGCGGTAGCACCCACAGCTTTTAATATCACCTTTGACAAGGTTTCCAGCGAGTGGATATACAATGTTTCCGCAATCGCAAACGCACTTCCAGCGGCAACTACCGTTGTAATCTAAAACCGTCAAGCGACCAAATCGCTGGCCTGTTAAATCAATTCGTTTCATATCTCAATCCTCATAAGGACTTGGTAAAGACCAGTCCCATACCGTCCCGCCCTTATAGGCATTTCTGAAATGATTTCGTTTTGAGTCTCCCGAAAACCACAGGTAATCCGCAGGGAGGACACGACCGACCTCAACCTGACCTTCTCTCTCTGCATACCAGCGAGATAGCACATCTATACAAAGAGTAATCAAACCATCATCGACCGGGTTTTCCTCGTTGTACCCTACAAATTGTTTGGGTGTAGTCACGACCGTTATAATGTCGCCGTAGCCATGATCGACACGGTTGAGCGCACACCACACACAAGCAGCTTTCTCAGCGTCAGAGCTGACCCCTCTGGCTTCTCCCCATAGCATTTTCGCCAGTACAATCACTTCCTCGTCTGTCCACGGCTGAGGTGTCACCTCCGGTTCTGGCTCAGGGGTGACTACCTCTACCACCTCGACAACGGGAGAAGGTTCTTCAACCTCAACCGTGGGTAATTTCAGACAAAGGACTGCGACAATGGTGACGAACCACAGGAAGATTGAAAATCTCAGCCCCCGCAAGGGGTCTTAGACTTGCTGGACTTGGGCTTTGTCGAGGTTCCAGCAAAATAGAACTTGCCATCTATGCAGATGGGGAAATCAGGAAAGAGCTTGCTGGCGGTCTGTGTTCCACGGAAACAAATCTGCTCTGCCGCCGCCAGCGACATTTCATCTTTCACGAAGTCCTTTCCAGCAGCCATGATATACGGCACTTTGCCGTCAATGCTTTTCAGTTTCATCGGGTTCTTTCCTTTCTTTGTTCCATGCTTCAACATCAACGCCGATACGCTTCAACATTTCTTTGCAGAGCCATGTGTAATCGTCCGGCATTTGATAATACTGGATAAGGCGGTCATGCTCGGCGGAGAAAGCGTCATAGAACTTCCGCAGGCGCTTCTTGCCGAAACCAAGGTGAACATGGAGGGTATAAAGCACCATAGCGTCAATGTCATCGGCGTAGCGCCTGTCGGCTTCCACAATCTGACGATTGATTTCCATGTCCATCGCTTTCTTCTCGGCGGCAGTTAAGACCGCACCGAACACCTTGCCGCCAGCTTTCTTAATCCTCATACCTCAATGTCCTCGAAGAAGACGGGATAGGTCTGTTTCAGCAGGGTCAGGAGCATATTGGCAACGACCCGCATATCGGGGTGAGCCGCTACGGGACAACGCATACGGCAGAAATGCCGCCATTCTCTGAGATCAGCGGTCATGACCACCTCGGTTTTTAAGCTGTTCGGAAGGACAGACCGAGCTTCCTGCGGGGTGCAACCCTCGTTCAGCAGATCGAAGTAGGCGACCTCAGCGTTCTCGCACGACCGCTTCCAGATGTGGTAGGTCGAGTCGGTCTTGGCGAAGGTCGAGGGACGAATGACGGTGATCTCGCCGCCGAAGCCCTCCTTACCGTAGTTGCAGTACCGAGTGGACTCCTGACAGAACGCCGCCAGACGGTGACGGACGATCTCATGGCTCACACCCCGGTCGCAGATGAAGCGAACGGTAAGAGAGCCATGCTCAATGACGGCTTCGTGACCACGCTTAATGATACCCCGGACGAACTTCTCTGCGCTTCCGTCCGTGATTTTGTCCTCGGACTTGTAACAAGTCCTACCAGCGGCTTCGATGGTGGTCAGAAGGGTCTTATAATCGGGAGCGTTGATAAGCTCCACAGAAGGTTCACTGATTTTCACTTTCAGACTCCCTTTCATACCAAGGTTTGAAGTTGATAATCTGTTCGTGGAGGTGGTTTGCTCTGCCATCGAAACAGATTGTACGGTCATCGACATGAACGATGGAGGGAACTTTTCTTGCTTGAATTTGCACCATAGGAAATCCGTAATGTTTCAACCATTCAGCAATCGCCGTCTGCCCCTCAAAGGACTCCGCACGAGAAGAACAGATGACCACACATAAACCATCGCTTATGAGTTGTTCAATGACCTCTTTAATCCCTTCTACGGGAGGGTCGGGGATAACAGCGGCACCCTTCCACCCGCTTCGGTAGGAATGAATTACACCATCGAAATCGAAAGAAACTGTTGGAATATACATACTTCACACCCCCGCAACATGGCTTGCCAGCATATCGGCTTGGTGTGTCCACAGCACATTTGGGTACTGGCTGACTGCTCTGGTGTAGTCATTCCACTCGGACTTGTCGGTGAAAGCGCCCATGTGATAGCGGATACATATGATTTCTTCATCAGTCAGTGTGTAGAACTGAGAGAGAAGCATGACGGACTTATCGCCGTGACCTTTCAGAAGGGTGTCGGGGTTGTACTCCCACGCCTGTTCGTCATAGATTGGTGTGCGCCCACCATTAAATTCTTCAATGTGGCCTGTTACCGGGTGCCGGTACTGGTCGATCTTACATAGGTCATGGAACATACCCACGATGAAGGGAGAACGAGCCTTGCGCCAGATCAGATGATTGGCCTGAGTCAGCGTCAGGAGGAACTTCGTGACCATGTAGGAGTGTTCCAGAAGACCGCCCTCGTAATTGCCGTGGTACTTGGTGGAAGCAGGGGCGGTAAAGAAGCCGTAAGCCGTCAGGTACTCCATCATGTCATCGGAAACAACAGAGGTTCCGTCAGGCAACTTCATGAAGTTCAGAAAATCGGTCACTTCGGACTTGGAGAAGCAGTCAGGCATTTTCGTACTCCTTTCTGTGAATACTCTTTTCGCTGTCGAACCCGTCAGGGTAACGAGCCAGCAGCTTATCGACATTGTGCTGTGCCACATATTCGAGGGTCACACCCAAGCCGGTCGCCAACTGTGCGACATACCAGAGAACATCGCCCAGCTCGTCAACCATCTTCATCGGGTCGAAAGCATGACCCTGAAACTCGGTCTTTTTCAGAATGTCAATGCACTCTCCGGCTTCGCCGTTCAGACCGTAACAGCCGTTGCGAACTTTATCCCATGAAGTCAGGTCGCCGGAAGTACGCTCGGCGGCTTTCTGATAATCATTCAGTGTCATCGTCAGCGACCTCCATTTCCAGCACCGTCATAATGGCGTAGTTGGCGAGGTCAATCAGGGTGTCTCGAATAGACTCGTCATTGACCTTCTGTTCACCGCCACGGGAGAGAGTCTTAAAACGGCTGAACTTGTCTCCCAACCGGATACGAGCCATCGCCATTCCTTCTTCAACGAAGGTCTGGTGGAAGCTGTCACCGTAGTCATGGTTCTTGCGCTCATAAAGCCGATTGATTTCGTTGCAGATATTCAGGTGAGCTTGCACCTTAGAACAGGCTGTTTCCATTGTAGCTTATCCTCACTTTCAACATAGTTTTCAACATACCATTGGCGAGGGAGAGCTTTTCAAATTAGCCCTCCCTCGCACTCGGTATTAGCCAAGGAGAGCTGCCAAATCCATCGGGGTCTTAGGAGCGGCCTGAGAAGCCGCAGGAGCGGTTTTAGCAGCGGGGGTAGTAACCGTATTACCAGCGCCGCCCCAACCCTCAGAGGGGCGTTTATCGGCCAGACGGACGAAGGTAATGCTCTGTCCGGGCTTCTTCTTGTTCTCCTGAACATCATGTTCTACATCGCACTCGATGAAGTGACCAATCAGGTCAGTATGGTCGATCTCGGTCAGGTCGAAATTGCCGAGGGCGGTCTTGGCGAAGTAGCTGAAAGCGTTGTATGCACCCTCGTTGGGAGAGCCATCGGATTTCAGCAGGGAGAAGCGTTCGATGTGCTTGTTACCGTTCTGCGTCTGCATATAGACTTCCAACTTGCCGAAGTCTTCCTTGTACTTCACATCGGTAATCTGAAAGACATGAGTACCTTCGGGAATGAGGGTGAAACCCTCGGTGAGTCCGATTTTAGCCATTGTTTTTGTCCTCCTTCACGGTGTAGAAATTGAGCTGTTCTGTGTACTCGCAGGGGAAGATGATACCAACCAACCGGTCTTCGTCATCGGGGTACTTAGCGTACTGCTTGACCAGCAGGGCTTTCGGTACGCTCTTGTCGCTTTCCAGATCGTAAGCGTACAAGATTTCGCAGAAATCAGACTTCTCGATCAGCGACCAATCATCGTTGGTGATGGGAAGGGTCATGGTGCTGTCCTGCGTGGCGAAGATACGGACACAATCCTTGATTGCGCCGTCCGGCTCAGGCATTACCGCCTTGACCAACGTGGCGTACTCGGTGCAACCAACCTGAGAAATCAGGCGACCAATGCCATCAGGCATTTTCTCGTTGCTGTACCCGGTCACGCTGCGGATACCATCAGGAATGAGCATAAGTACGGACGGGGAAGCAAGCCAGCGTTCGTCCATGTACTCGTAAATAGCGCCGCCATCAGGGGCGAGGGACTTCACGAACTTAGAAAATTTCATAGGTCAATCCTCCTTTTCAATTTCGCCGGAATAGATAGCGTATGTGGGGGTAGTGACCGTGTATTTTTCCAAGATACCGTCTTTTTCCATGAGTTTCTTGTCGATACTCGACCGTTCGCTCTTTCTAACTTCCCACATATAACGATTTCCGGTGATAACAGATTTTGTGTCACCGTCACGGAACTGTTCAACAGCTTTTGCCTTAATCATGTCGGTCAAGACCTTGTACCGCTTCTCGTCCTCAGCCACCTCAGCGGCGTGAGCGTCCAGCTTGGCTTTCAGGTCTTCGGCTTCCTTGACCAGCGCCGCCATATCCGTTTCAGGAGACAGGTTGTTGGTGCGAAGGGCTTTCAGGATTTCAGCGTCCTTGCGCTCGTCAAAGGCGGGAGAAATGCCGCTCTCAACGAAGTCCTTCCACCATTTCAGGGCAGGCTTCACATACTTCTTCTCGAAGTCAGGATACCGCTCGGACACCTTGAAGGGACGGGTGATGGTGTTCTCACCGCTGCACACGAACTTCTCAGGATTGTCGTAATCCTTGGGTTCGAGGAAGGAAGCAACCATGATAACCTCGTCCACGCCGAGAAGGTAAGCGTACAACGCCGCCTGCAAAGCGTAATACTCAGGAATATCGTCCTTCCAGTCCTCGACACGCTTGGAAGTCTTCATTTCGAGGACGGTGGTGGGCTTACCATCTTTGCCATAGAGCAAGTAGTCCCACATACCGCCGAGAACGGGGCTTTCCCTAAAGAAGTCACCGTAGGTCTGACGGAAGTAGTCTTTGCCCCAAATGTCGGTCGGTGTGACCAGATTGCTCATGAAGTAGGTCTGCTTCATGTACTCAGCCTGCTTAGGCTCGATGGTCTTACCAGCGATGGTGTAGATCGTGTCCTCGAAAGGCTTCTGATAGGTGCGGGTCACTTCGCACCAAATCTCGAACGGTGTAGACCACGGGTTCAGACCGAGGATAGTGGCGAAGCGAGTACCGGTCAGCTTCTTCGGACGCTTGGGAGGGATAATCTGGATTTTGTTACCGTCAAGCCATTCCATTTTTGTCTACCTCCTTATAATTCACAAATTCATCAGCGGCACATTCCCGAACGGCAGTATCAGGATTGTTACCGTAGAGCTTACAGCAATCCGCTTCCAAGTCTGCATTGACGCACTTACGGCAATCAATTTCAATCATGCCTTAGCCCTCCTTCGTCGCCTTCATTTCGTAGCCAGCCAGCATATTGTTCACGCCCTCGATCAGAGCGTCACACTTGTCGGCTTCGATCTTGGAAAAACCCTCGGTCTTCATGGCGATGGTCTGCACGAACTGTTCCTGCTCTGCGTCAATATCCATGAGCTTTTTCAGCAGGCTTTTCAGCGTACTGACCTGTTCCACGGTAGCCGCACCAGCAGGAGCGCCGGTCAGTTCTTTCTTGATTTCCTGACGCTGTTCAGTGGTCACAGGGGGCTTCTTGGTAACGGCGGGGGCGGGGGTCGTATCAAACTCGCCGCTGTCGATACTGTCATGCTCCACAATGTCCAAAACGAGCTGCCACAGGTAGCGGCGAATGTAGGTGATAGAGCTGCCGGTCGCCTGCATTTCATTTGTGACCTGATTGCCAGCGTTGGACACGATGGGGGCGATGGGGGTGTACGGCGCAACAAAATCAATGAAGTCCTCACGGTCATCGACATTGTAGACACGAGCGGTCGCCTTGTCGCCGTACATGGACGGAACCATCATCAAACCGATTTCAAGGAAAATCTGCTCGGCCTTGGGAACAATGTCCGCCAGCTCGAAATACTTATATTCGAGCTTCATGTGTTTGCCGCTCTTGTCCACGCCAGCTTCAAGGAAGCGCACACGGGCAAGCTGCAACTTCTTGAACACATTCATGGTGGAATAATCCACCGCCGCAGTCTCAGCGGCTTTCTTGGTAGTAGCCATATTTATACCTCCAACATTTCTAATAATTTTTTCTTGATAGAATTGACTCTGCGGGTATTTCTTCGCCGTTTCTCTCCGAGAAAGTCCATAATTCTCTTTTCGGTTGTAGCGATATACCACTCTCGGTCAATTTCATCAAGGGATAGATGGTTGTCGTTGTCTACCAGACAATGATCGGGGATATTGCCAATTTTCTTGTAGCTTTCGCCTTGCAGCGCATAAAGCGTACCGAACCATTGGCGATCTTTGAACGGGTCTACGGCGTACACACGGTTGACTCTCTGGACTTGTACCTCACGATTGCCTATCTTCTGAACAACACCGTCATAGGAAGAACCTGCTTTTGCGATGATCTGGAAATCCATAATGTCAGTGCTATTCATGATTGTTTCTCGAACAGAAACGCCTTTCGTGAAATAGTCAATCAGGGCTTTCTTGACAATGACCATCGAATTATTGATCTGCCATGCACCCTTCGAGGTTGCGCCGTAGCTAACATACGAGCCAACTGACTTGACCTTGCCGTTGGTCTTTCGGAGAATGAGGTTATTGACATCTTTAATCCAAACCTCGTCAATCTCGTCCAGTTCCAATTCAAACCCCGTGGTCTGTTCCCACGCCGCACAGACGCTATCCACAATGGGAACCTCGTCAGCGTCAATCTCGTACATTAGACCATCCGTGTTAAAGTTCAGCAGGACGATTGACTTACACGCTTGAAGCAACTGAACAAGCAGCATTGTCAGGAAAAGCTGTCCCGATATTCGCATGGAACGGGTTTTCAACGGGTCGTAGAGGTCGTTGTAGCGGTTCTCCTGCGCCCCCGACACAGTGTTGAGCGGGAGCTTCAAGTCCTTCGCCAACTGGTCATTACCGTCATGCTTTGCCCGTATGCGTTCCTTGCGAATGTTGTAGAACACATGAGGGTCAGGTACATTCCGGGAAAGATACTGGAACAATTCCAACAGCGAGGGGTACAGCGAAGAAACATCTCGGTTTTGGATAACCCGCTTCGCCGTGGATTTGCCGTGATACCCTTTAACTGAGCCATGAACGCCACCCCACGCATACCGGCAAGGGAAATCGCCAAACTTGTAGGTCAGAGCGGTTTTAAAAAGAACTTCGTCAGGGATTGACTTGTCATGAATGGTGTCGAAGAAATCCAAAATCTCTTGCGGGATAATGGACACATCTAACCTTGGAGGATAGACATAATCTCGACCATCATTCCACTCTCTACGCCTTGCGTTCAGCATAAGTGCGGTCAGCTTGGCATTGGTGCAAGACAGGGCTTTTTCGTCCGAGATACCCACTCTACGACCGAGGTTGATCTTCGTTTGCAAATACGATTGTCGGAGGTCTACCAATTTCTCGGTAGCATCAACATCGTGCTTGCAGTAAAAAATCGTTTCGTCCAGTTCTTCATCGGTCAGAGGACGGTCAAGGTCAAACGGCACAGAGCTTTCAACCACCGACATTCCTAAATGACCCTCACAGGCTTTCAGCGAAAGACCCTCGTACATATCGTCACGAATATCAAACGAGGTCACGAATACGGGATTGTCCCGCATAAGAGGGTGTTGCCAGCCCTGTCCACCATCAATGAGGTAGTCACTTAGAGCTTTTACTTCCTGCGGCGTACAATCAGCGGCAACGGCTTTCAGAATGAAATTGTCATACGCCTTGTTATTGAAACCACAGAGAAGCGGTTGCTCTCGAAGAAACTGCCAGATTGCATCATTGTCGTTGTGAATGACTGTATATTCCCCCGTGACCTTGTTTTTGAAGACAAAAAGCCAATCGTAGGCAAACACCTCGCAGTCGAAAATGAAAGGTTCAAGGTTCAATGAACTTGCACCCCGCTTTCCGGTAGGTGGTACACCGCTTTTTGTAGCTTCGCACGAGGTACTGGATACCATCGTCCACATAGTCATAGGCGATGGGTTCTCCCTTGCCCTCGAAGGTACGAGCGATACGACCAATGCTCTGAGTTATCACAGCGTAGTCTTTCTGCGGTGTAGTCAGGTACAGACGGTCGAGCCGGGGAATATCCAAGCCCTCTTTTGCTAGAGAGTAAGTAGCGAACAGATACCGCTTGCGTCCCTGCCGCATTTCCTCAATGGCCTGTTCTCGGAGAGTCTTGGCTTTCTTCGTGGTCATCTTCCCATCAATCATGACCGCCTGTTTTCTCAGGTCGGGCGGAAGCCTGTTCATCAGGGTTTCCAAGTGCGTCAGCCGGTCGGAGAGAATGAGATTGTAGTGATCTCGGTTTGCCACGAGGTCAGCGACAATCAGGTTATTCCGGGGATAACGGTCAGCGAGGAAATTAACCAACTTGGCGTAGATGATCGTACCGTCCGTGTCCAAAAACTCACGGCTGAGTCCTTGGTGTGTGGCACGGGGCAAAACGCTGACGGTCATGATCTTGTCTTTCACCGCTTCGTCCGGCACCTGATAAGCAATCCCGCCCAGCAGGGCGTAGGTGGCGGCAATCATACCGTCTGCTCGATGAACCGTAGCGGACAACCCGTACTTGTGTCGAGCTGCCAGAGCGTTCAGCACCTTTGAGAACTGCGTCATGGCGGTTGGGGTTCCGGCTACACGGTGGCACTCGTCCACAATGATACAATCCCAAACATCACGGTATTGACTCAGATCGAGGTTGCACATGGTCTGTACCGTTGCGAAAGTGATTGCCTTACCGATTTGAACCCTACCTTCGGTGATTGTGCCAGTCAGAGAAGGACTCATGTACTGCTCTGCTCGGCTTTTGCTCTGTACGAGCAAATCCCGTGTATGGGTCAGCCAGAGTGTTCTTCGGCCTGTATCTGCCGCAACAGCAATTCCAATCTGTGTCTTACCGCACCCCGCAGGGGCTTGAAGAATACCGTAGTAGGCCGTTATCAGGGCTTCCTTGGCTTCTACTTGATAATCATAGAGCGGAATGGTGCAACCGAAGTCTACCTCGGTCGGTGCGGGAAGATTGACCTTCATGTGGCAATCGTCCATCGCCAACACATCATTCAGACAACCATAGGGGAGAACCAGCGTGTCACCGTCCCATTGAAACAGGTACAACTTCTCAGGGGTGTTGCCGACCCAAAAGTGCATACGGACTTTTTTGGCGTACTCAGGATTGGGAAGGATAAGCTGCTTCTTGCACCATGTAAGCAACTGCTCAGACGGGTTTTCAATTCGGAGCTGATTGCCAACAGTTACTTGCATTGAGACACCCACTCTCCGAGTGTGATACCGAACTGTCTGATTTCAGACGCAGAGAGAACGGTCTTCATTAAGAACAGATTGCGTATCACCGTGAAGGACAGAAAGTACACAGCTCCGTTCATCATTCGGAGAGCGAACCACCCCTCTCCGTTTCCCGTTTCTTCCCAAAGAGACATGGCGGAAAACTGGTTTTCTTCGATACGCTCCATCTTAAAAATGTTCTTGGAACAATCCTTACAGTCAATGGGATAGCTGACACCGTTTCGAGCCGCAATTACATCGAACGGCTGACCTTGACTATTCTGAGCGAGGTTGTGCGCCCAAAAACCACAACCCGACAGGCTCAGGCATAAGTCTCTTTCAAAGCCAGTGCCAACCTTGCGATTGACATTCATGTTTTCACTCCTTTCACCGCCCCTGACGGGGCGGGATTTACGAGATACCCGATCAAATGCAGAAGCCGAAGGACACGCCATAGGAGTAGCTGGCGGCGTCAGAGCTGGCGTTGCCGCCGGAGCTCACACAACAGCAGTCGTTGGTGTTGCCGGAATAAGGAGAACGCTCCCATCTCCAATCCCTCTCACCATTCTGCTTGCACTTGCCGTAGGGCGTGTTCTCTCGCTTGTACCACTCGTACCACTTACCCTCACCGCCGCAGGAATAAATCTTGCGACCGAAGACCTCCTGCTCAGAAAGAACGAACAGCTTGTCAACGGAAGGAACCAGCATTTCGTTCTTACCGCTCTTTGCGGTGATCTTCACCACGGGCTTGATGACCGCTTTCAGATCAGCAAGAAGCTGCTTCTCGAAGAAGTTGCCGTTGAGCTTGGCACGGAGGTAGGAAGCGTCCCAGCCACCCTCGTTGGTAGACTTCTCATTCATGGGAATGTCACCGTCAAGGGTTTCAACGGTTTCAAAGGTGATGTGGGTCAGACTGCCGTCCTCAGCGTAGTCATGGTTGAACCCGATGATACGGGCAGTCAGGTAAGAGCCATCAGCCAGACGGAATTTCTTTGTGTCACCGACCTCGAACACCTTGTCAGCAAGGCCGATGGAAGAATACATATTGATCTCGTCCCAAGAACAGTCTTCCAGCTTATAGCGCTTCAGGGAGGGGCGACCGCCGAACATGACACCATACACAGAATTAAGGTGAAGTTTGACGGTATCGGTATCCACATAGCCCGTAGGCATAAGGGTTTCGATCATCTTCTTCTGAGAAGCGATGGTTTTCTCCATCTTCTCGAACTCGTCTGCGAGTTTCGCAATCGTGCTATTCATAAAGTTCTCCTTTACAAAATGATAGGTTCTGATATAATCAGATTGAGCTTTTACGCTTGCCGTTGATGGAAGTACCAGTTCCGTCAGCGGCTCTTTCTTTTTCTCGGCGGGGCGGGATAAAACGCACCAGACAGCTCACAGAACAACCAGAAGCAGCCAAGGCCGATACCCATACGAACCATGCCTGCGCCGAGAGCCATCGTGTCTTGCTCCACCGCACCAACCACACCCAACAGGTAGAAAAACGAGAGAAATGCCAATACTCCAAATACCTTTTTCATTATCTGTTCCTCCAAACCATAGGTTTCCATTGATACGGTGTTCCGTACTTCTGCTCGTACCAGCTCTCGAACTGCTTGCGGTTCCCTTCGTCCTTGAAAAACTCTCGGACAGATCGAGCAAGGAGTGAGCTGAACGCTTTGGCCTGTCCTCGCACTTCCGGGGCAAATGCACTGTCGCTCATGACACACCGCCGATCTGCCGCTCGTACCAGTCCAGAATGTCGATAGACTCAGCGATGATCTTGTCCACAGAAGGGCCGTTACGAGTTCCTGCGAGAATTGCACTCAGGACAGGGCCGTTCGTTTCAATACCCCGCTTTCGGAGCATATCAATCAGCCATGCAAACGACAGGTGATTGACGCTCAGGCGATAGCGAATTTTCTCACGCTCTTTCACAAAACCTCTCCTTTCTTTGAATTGAGAACAATATTTATTGACAACCAGTGGGCGTAATGGTACAATTTACTTGCCAAACAATTAAACCATTGACCACAGCAACCGCCGAAAAAAGAAAACCTTTCGGGGGTCGGGTTTTTGTTGTCAAAATCTCTTGTTCACAATTCAGAGTATATCGCAGTTTTCTGCGAATGTCAATGGTATTTTCGCAGTTTTCTGCGAATTATTTTTAGGAGGTGCTATATGAATATTGAATTGACAGTGGAGAGAATCAAAACTCTTAGTAAAACTAAGGGGTTTAAGACCAAGTACATTTGTAAAAACCTTGGCGTTCGGGATAATTATTTTACAGATTGCAAAGCGAAAAAACTGATAATCCCCGATGATATTCTAAAGCCACTGGCTATTATGCTTGACACCTCTATTGACTATTTGAAAGGCGAAACTGACGACCCTCGCTTTCACCTGTCCTCTGTTGGTTTAACCACCGAACCTTATGAAAAGAATTGTAAGCGACCTATTTTCGGTCATGCGTCCGCAGGAAAAGGTGTCATCGCTCAGCAAGAAGCATTGGGGTATGAACAAGTTGACCCCGAATATGATTGTGACGATTGTTTCTGGTTGCAAGTGGACGGAGATAGTATGTCACCAGTCTTAGACGATCACGATTTAGTGCTGGTTAAAAAGGACACACCTCCTGAAACAGATACTCTTATGGTTGTCATTGTTGATGACGAAGAAGGATTTGTTAAGAAAATCAGTATTGATGAAGATACTGTGACCCTTCGCTCTTTTAACCCGCACTATCCTCCCCGTGTTTTTGGCGGTGTTGAAATTGGACGATTGCGCTTTGTCGGTAGAGTCATGGAGTTAAAAAGGAGATTTGCATGAAAGAATTTCCAATCGACCTCTCCTGTCTGACAGAGGAAGAAATATCTCAATTTCAGGAAGACCCATATACACTCTACAATGGAGATCAAAATGTTGCTATCTACCTTCGGTATAGCTCCACAGGCCAGAGTGACCAATCTATCGAAGGACAGCTTCGTGACTGCCGCACCTTCTGTAAAGCAAATCACTACCGCATTGTGGCAATCTATGTTGATCGAGCAACGACCGCTCGCAAAGATGTGGAAAAGCGGGTTCACCTCATGGAAATGGTTGCGGATAGCGCAAAGCAGAATTGGGAATATGTCATCGTCTGGAAGCTCGACCGTTTTGCTCGTAACCGAAATGACAGTGCGATTATGAAAATGCGTCTGCGGAAGAACGGCGTGAAAGTCCTCTCCGCCACAGAACACCTCACCGACAGCCCTGAGAGTATCATCTTGGAATCTGTGTTAGAGGGTATGGCTGAGTTTTTCTCTGCCGAGCTGTCACAGAAGGTCACGAGAGGTATGCGTGAGTCTGCCTTGAAGTGCCACAGTGTAGGCGGTCATATTCCCCTTGGGTACAAGGTGGAAAATCACAAGCTGGTTGTTGACCCTGACACCGCCCACATCGTTCAAGAAGCGTTCTCTCTTTACGCCAACGGCGAAAGCGTAGCTGACATTTGCCGAAAGTTTAACTCTGCCGGATATAAGACTGCCAAAAACACGGAGTTCAACCGCAGCAGCTTTAAGGCCATGTTCCGTAACACTCGTTACATCGGCACTTATACCTACAAGGATATTGTCATCGAAAATGGTATTCCAGCCATCATTGACAAGGAGCTGTTTGAAACGGTACAGCGGCGGCTTTCTAAGACCGCCACAGCCCCAGCAAGGGGCAAGGCTAAGGTAGATTACCTCTTGTCTGGAAAGCTGTTCTGCGGTCATTGTGGGGCTTCTATGAACGGTGAAAGCGGAGCCGGTAGACACGGCAAGGTCTACCACTACTATTCCTGCTACACGAAAAAGAGGAAACTTGGGTGTGACAAGCGGCCTTTGAAAAAAGATTACATCGAAGGGATAGTAGCCCGTGACGCTCTTAACCTTTTGACCGATCAGCTCATTGATGAAATTGCAGACATGGCAATCCGACAGAGCGAACAGGATTTGATAAACGACACGCACATTCCGCAGTTGACCGCTCAACTGTCAGAGGTCGAAAAGTCAATCACGAATATCACCGCCGCCATCGAAAAGGGTATTGCTTCTGAAACATTGATGAACCGCCTTGTCCAGCTCGAACATGAAAAGAAAACCCTCAACAAAGAGATCAAAGCTGAGGAAAAATTCGTCTACCGAATTGACCGTGACCAAATCGTATTCTGGTTGAGTCAGTTCAAATACGGAAACATCGAAGACGAAGACTTCCGCAGACGGCTCATTGATTTGCTCGTC